CTTGAGAATGGAGGAACAAATAATCGTAAAAACCTGAGAATTGTAAGCAGGTCAACAAACAGGAAAAAAGGTAAAAAGTCTAGAAGAGCAACGGCATAAATGGCAATATCAACAAAAGCAGAATTACACACTGCAGTAGCCAACTGGCTAAACAGATCTGATCTTACATCAAGGATACCTGAATTTATTGCCTTGGGAGAAGCACAATTAAACAGGATACTCAGGACCAGGGACATGTTGACCAGGGCAACCACCACAACTAATGCCCAGTATGTTGCCCTTCCTTCTGACTTCCAGGAAATGTTGAATGTAGAACTCACATCAACTGACCCTCCCAGGAGATTGCTTTATGCAACCTCAGATCGGTCAGATGACTACCGGGAGCAAAAAAGAAATAAAGAGGGGATTCCAGTTCACTATACAATTGAAGGTCTGACTCTACAACTCAATCCAACACCAGACACCAATTACACAATTCAAATGAATTACTACCAGGACATTCCGGCATTGGCATCAAAGGCAGATTCAGATGCAAACTGGTTATTACTGGCCCATCCAGATATTTATCTTTACTCAACTTTAACTCAGGCATCTCCATATTTGATGGACCCAGAAGGTGCCAGGACATGGGATGGTCTTTATGCAAGATCTTTACTTGAATTGAAAATTGCAGATGAGAAAAGTAGATATGCAGGTGGAACACTTACTATGAGACCCAAATATGTTTACTCATGAATGAAACATGGACTGATGAAATTATTGGCAGGAACTTATATGGTGAGGGATTATTTGGAACTGGTTATTATGGACAAACCGATTGGCACTCTTTCCCTGATACCACATTAACCTGGACAGTTCAGACTCCTTCATCTGTAACCTGGACTGGTCAAACTATAACAACAACTACATGGGCTAATCAGAGTCCTACTTCAGTAACCTGGACAAAACAATAATATGGCAAACACATTTACAACAAATTACTCTCTGATCAAAAGCGAAATAGGGGGAGATAACCAGAGCTGGGGTCAGAATCTTCATACTACGCTGGATGAGATTGACCTGGAGATTGGATCTAAAGTAGATGATGTTGATATAAAAGGATTCCAGTCAAGTGCACTTACATTTACAAATACCGGGACCAGTACAGGTACAATTTCTGCATCAACTGGAGATTTATTCCAGAACTTCAAAATAGGAGATAAGGTAAGAATCCAGGGATCTACTTCTGCAACCAATGGATCAACAGTTGCACCTGCAACACATACAATTACTTCTGCAAGTGCAAATTCCATTACAGTTTCAACAGGTCTTGTAACTGAGTCTGGAGACACTGTAACAGTTGCCCTGGTACTTGAACCAAAACATATTTCATCTGGTCCAATTATATGTGCACCTCCTTCTGGAGACACAACAACCCAGGCACTTGTTGCAACAGGAAGTGCAACCATTGGTGGGGCAACAACAGATGATGTTACTGTTACTGCATCTGTGAATTCACACCTGATACCAAAAACTGATGCAACACACAACCTGGGCAGTGATACAAAGCAATGGAATGACCTCCACATAAATGGGACTGCAAATATTGATGCACTTGTTGCAGATGCAACATTTGCACTATCAGGTTCAGGAACAGTTGCAGGAATAACTGTTACAAGTAGTGGAAGTGAAATAGGAAGTGCACACAAAACAGTTAATCTTGCAGTAACAGGCACATCTGGTAGTTACACCAACTTCAATATGGGTTCAAATGGACAGGGAGCAAAAACAGTTTCAACATCTGCCCCCTCTTCAACTACTGGTTATGCAAATGGTGATGTTTGGTATGAGATTCCATAAATGGGTAAGTCTTTAAGAGTATTAGATGGAGGTAGTTGGAAAACTATTGAAGCACCATACATTATGCATGATGATGCCTGGGAAACTGTATTCAAGGTTCATGTTCTAAATGGTGGAGTCTGGAAGGAGTCTCATAAAACTGCATATACAAAATATTCTGTTGGAACTGGTGGGCAAGCCGAAACTCAATCTGATGGTTCATGGACTGTCCCTGCAAAAACAAGATATATAAAAGTTAAGATTTGGGGAAATGGAGCATCTGGAGGTGGTGGAATAACAACAAGCAAATATAATCCTACTGGTGGAGGTGCAGTAACCCAGACCAGGGCAGTTGGAGGATCTGGAGGACATGGAGCATACCTGGAAGCAATATTAGAAACAAAACCTGGAGTAACATTTTCCTGGACAGGATTTAGTAGTACTCCATATCTGACTGCAGGAAGAGGATCACAATCTCTGCAAAGTGCAGGTATAACGGCACATGTATATAATAGTATAAATGGAGCAAAATACCCAGACCTTCCAACCTCTCATTCAATGGGTGCAATGCAAGTACATACTGCATCATACCAAATGGCATATGGAGCATTTCATGGAGAAGAAGGGAATGATGCTCCAGATATAGTTTTTACTGGAGATTCTTTAGTAACAGATGATCCATATATACTTACTGCAGGAGGAGGAAAGAAAGGTTATGGTGGAATAGTGTGGATTACTGCATCATCAAAATCTGGGAATACTCATTATTACACCCTTAGTGGTGCTTCAGGTCATGCATTTGCATCAAGTAGTTCATATCCTGGACCTTTAGATGATGGGATCACAGGTTATGATTTTACGAATACTGACCAAACAAATGCAGGATGGTCTGATGGAAGAGGTACAATGAATGCAGGAAGTGCAACTGCAACAGGAAATGGAAGTTCATTTATTTCCACCACTTTAACTGAAGGTGCAGGTGCAGAAGGTGGATGGTATGGATTAACACCCCTTGAAAGTGATGGTGCAGGAAGTAGTGTGTATAATGGGAAAGATGGAAGTATTGGTACTAAAGGAAAACTTATAATTGAAACATATCAATAATGGCAAATCCAACAACTAATCTTAATATTACATTACCAGTTCCTGGTGCAGAGTCCAGTAGAGGTAAATGGGGTGAAACTGTCAATGATGCATTTCAGAGTCTGGATACTGGCATTGCAGAAAGAGGTGTACCTGCAGGTGGAACAGATGACCAGATATTAACTAAAAATGGAACAACAGATTATGCAACTGAATGGGCCACCAGGTTATCATCAGTTGGGATAACTGGAACAGATGGGATTGAAGTTGATTCAGGTTCTCCAGTAACAACAACTGGGAGTATAACCCTGGGGATAAATAAATCAACTCTGCTTACTTTCCTTAATGTAGAGGATGGTGCATCAGGAAATATGACAGGGGCAGAAATCAAATCTGCTTATGAAGGGGAGTCAGATACTAATGCCTTTACAGATGCAGATCATACTAAGTTAGATGGTATAGAAACTTCTGCAACTGCAGATCAAACAGGGGCACAAATTAAAAGTGCCTATGAGGGAGAATCAGACACTAATGCATATACTGATTCAGAAAAAACAAAACTTGCAGGAATAGAGGCAAGTGCTGATGTAACAGACACTACTAATGTAACGGCTGCAGGTGCCTTAATGGATAGTGAATGTGCAGGTCTGGCTGCATTGAAATTAACTACAGGTACTTTCTTAACTGCAGATCAAACTAAACTGGATGGGATTGAAACTGGTGCTGACGTAACTGATGCAACTAATGTCAATAGTGCAGGAGCTCTCATGCACACCGACATCCCGGATAGTGATACCGGGTTAGTCAAAAGAACAGGTTCAGAAACTTATGATATTGACACCTCAACATATTTAACTGCAAACCAGACAATAACAGCTTCTGGAGATGCAACAGGTTCTGGGACAACATCTCTTGCATTAACCCTGGCAGCTTCAGGAGTATCTGCTGGTTCATATGGGTCATCATCTGCAATCCCAGTTATTACTTTTGATGCAAAAGGTAGAGCAACATCTGCCTCAACAGCATCATTTACATCTGCAAGTATGGATGATGTAACAGCTTTAGCTTTAGCTCTAGGATAAAATGGCAAATACTTTCAGAATGACAAATGAAGCAAATGTTACTTCCTCACTTGAAGCAATATATACAGTTCCAAGTTCAACCACAACTATTGTTCTTGGGATTATGATGAGTAACACATCTTCAGGGACAATAAAAGGGTCAGTACAATTAGTTTCAACATCTGCTGTAGGATCAGGAGTATCAAATTCTGGAGCATCAAATGCAAATGAATCAACTTATTTAATTAAAGATGCACCAATTAATAATTCATCCTCCCTGGAAATAATGGCAGGTAATAAAATAGTAATGCAAACTGGTGATATTTTAAAAGCCCAGGCAGATACAACAGGAATGGATATAATAATTAGTTATATGGAGATGACTTAAATGCCATACTTAGGAAAACAATCAGAACAGGTTGGAGTTTCAATTCAGAAATATGAGTTCCTCCAGGCAACAGACACCAGTTCTGGAACAACGTCATTTTCTGTCCCCTCTGACTCTGGAGATCATGTAAATGTATGGTTAAATGGAGTCCTCCTGGTAGAGGGTGGATCTGATGATTATTCAAAATCAAATACTGCTATAACTTTTAATAGTGCTCCTGCAGATGGAGACATTATTAGGATTGATGTGGTGGAAAGTTTTGCCTTACCTGATGCACTTAAAAGTTCGGGTGATACCATGACTGGAGCATTGAAACTCAATGGTGGTATCAAGCAACAAACCTCTGCAGATTTATCAGGCACATATGCAGATCACCAAGTTATGTTATCTGATTCTTATTCAGTAACTGGTAATGTTACTATTTCAGATAACCTTGTTCTTGCAAAATTAAGTGACGATTCAAATGCTGTTACCCTGACTAACGATACTTCAACCAGAACAGTTACCGGAGAAGGCTCATTAGAAATGGGAACTTTGATCCAAACACCGAATGCCAGTTTAACTGGAATGACTGGAGAAATTGGGAGTACTGTTGATTTAAGTTCTGCAACCTTTCCTAAAGGATCATGTATTCAAGTTGTTCAAGATACTACAATAACAGAAGTAAGTACAACAGATAGTAGTAATTTTGTTACAACAGGTTTAAGTGTTTCAATAACTCCTAAACAAGCTAATTCAAATTTCAGAATTGATTTTAATATTGCTAGTTATGTTGGTAGTGGTGGAAGAAGTTTCTACAATATTCATTCCTCCAAAAAAAGTGGTAACGGATTGTTAGTCGGATCATCACATGGTACTGGTACAGCAGGAGATGGGCAACAACAAGCAACAATACATTGGTTGGATGATCCAACTTATTCTTTAGGAGAAATTATTACTTACACATTATATGTAAAAGCATTTAATAGTGTAAATGTTCAATTATTAAATTCTACTAATGAAACTGGAGTAGGATTAGTAACAGAAATAGCAGGATAAAATATGCCAGACCTAATTATAAAACCCACAGCAACAAGCGGAAATAAGTTGATCCTGAAGGATCAGGCAGGAGGAGCAGTCCTCACAACGGCAGACTCTGGTGCTACTGTTGCTAATGCAACTTTGACTGCACCAACGATTGCTAACATGGCAAATTGTACTTTCCCTGCTGGTCATATGGAATATATTACTTCAGTTACAGGAGATGGGTCAGCCGTTAATATTGATTTTCCTTATGATGGGGGACATTTTTCTGGTAGTTACAGTTATTTTAAAATAATTGGTACTGGTATTCGTGCTACCTCAAACGATACCCATTTATATGTTCGTCTTGGGGATTCTACTGGAATCCAGACTTCAAGTAATTACACAAGAGCTGGTTATTTGACTACCCATGATAGTGGGAGTGTGGGGAACGGAGCTGGAACTGCTGGGGGAGAGATATTTTTTTTCAATGGAGCATCTAGTGATGTAGATAAAACAGTTTCTCTTGAAATAGATATATATAATGCTCAGTCTACTTCTGAATGTAAAGTTTTATATTTAAAAGCAGGAGGAGGAAGGCAAAATAATGCAAATAGTTTGCATGGAGGTTCTATTTGGGCATATTGGAATAATTCCTCAACAGCATTAACTGGTTTGAGAGTTTTTGGTAATCAAGGGAATCTACATGGAACACTTAAACTTTATGGAATAATATAATGGCTGAAAAAATGTATACAAATACTCCAACTGGCAGGGTTGAACTTACAGAAGAAGAATCTAGTGAATTTATCAAATGGAGAGAAGAAGAAAATAAAAGATTAGCTGATACTAAATGGATTAGAGACAGACAAGCAGAATACCCAAGTATCCCCGATCAACTAGATGAGATTTACCATAATGGCATTGACTCTTGGAAAGCCATTATCAAACAAACAAAGGATAAATACCCGAAAGGATAAGATATGGCAGACCTAAAAATTAAGCCTACAGCAGGGACAGGTAATAAAATAATTATTGAAACTCAGGATGGTACTGATGTAATCACAACTGGGAATCAAGATTTAAAGTTAGAAAATGTATCTACAGATTCTACAGGGGCAGGGTTGGGTGTTCAATGTGCTCAAACTTTTCAATTAACTTCTAATAAAGGTAATGTAACTACTGCATCGGATATAACTGCTGATATTTCAGAAATAAGTAACACCGCAACAGCTTCATATGGTTCATTGGTTAGTCAAAGTTCTGGTATATTTTCTTTTTCAAAAACAGGAATATATTGGATTTGGATGCATGGTAATACATCTTATGACAATGATGCTGAATACAATATACAAATGATAAAAACTACAGTAGATAATGGAACATATGTAATTGCACAAAAATCAGTAGTATCAAGACCATTAGAAACTGGATCAGAGGGTTATCAAAATATTGTAACACAATGTTTTTTTGATGTTACTAATACAACTAATTGTAAAGTGAAATTTACTGTTCAAGCTACTGTAAATACTAATTGGCTTGGTTCTGCATCTATGGACAGTCAACCATGCACTTTTCAATTTATTAGATTATCTGATACATAGGATTAACTCATGTATATAGGAAACGATTTAAGAGGTATGATATGAGCAGGGCACGAATATTGGCAGATTATGTGGCTGGAGGCACAACCGCAGCAGAATTTGATTACCTAGATGGAGTTACGTCCAATGTGCAGACTCAGTTAGATAACAAGCCTTCAAGAAACATAGTTTATAATGGAGGTATGCAAATATATCAACGTGGTGCGGTTACTGGGGCATCAAATGGAAGTTTTGCTTTAGACAGGTGGAGATTTTCGGAAGATGGTGATCCGGGCGTTGGTGATTTAACTCAAGATTCAGATGTCCCAAGTGGTCAAGGATTTAGTGCGTCATTGAAATTTGATGTAACAACTGCGGATGCTTCTTTAGCTGCTGCAGATGGCAATGCTATTCAACAAAAATTTGCAGGGGAAGATTTACAAAGATTTGCAAAAGGGGTATCTGGTGCAAAAGCAAGTACCTTATCTTTTTGGGTTAAATCTCCTAAAACTGGTGTTCATATAGTTTGGCTTTACGATAATGATAATAACAGGCAAATATCAAAATCTTATACTGTAGCAAGTGCAAATACATGGGAAAACCACTCTGTAACTTTTGCTGGAGATACTACTGGTGCGTTTGGGAATGATATAAACGAATCTGCACAATTATCTTTTGTTTTATCTGCTGGATCAAATTTTACTTCAGGCACATTAGCAACATCTTGGGCAAGTTATACTGCTGCAAACAGGGCAGTAGGACAAGTAAACTGTATGGATAATACTGCTAATAATTTTTACTTAACAGGAGTCCAATGGGAAGTAGGAGAAAATGCCACTCCCTATGAGCATAAATCATATGCAGAAGAGTTGGCGAGATGTAAGAGATATTATCAATCTTTTGGAGGAGATCACGAACACTACAGAGTTTGTGTAATGTTCTTCAGAACTACTACTGATTCGAGAGGAGTATTAGATTTGCCAGTGACAATGAGAACTGCCCCTACTATGACTGTTTCAGCAGCAGGAGATTTTATAATGGAGTGGTCAGGTACAGCACAGGATATTTCAGCAATGAGTGCTTATGCAAACTCTACAACCAGTATTGGATTAATTGGAACTACAGCAGGATCTTGGACTGCAGGTCAAGCAGGACATATTCATGCAGACGCTGAAACTGGAGCAAGGTTAAAATTTACTGCGGAGTTATAAATGAAAAAATATAAATTATTCAATATTTATGGAAAATTAGGCACTATCCTAATGCTTAATGAGGCGGGTGATGAATACACTACCTCTATCCCTATAAATGAATCCAATTCAGACTACCAAGAATATCTTAAATGGGTAGCAGAAGGTAATGAAGCTGACCCTGCAGATAAATAAATATCCGAAACCATGATCGAACTTTTCTTATGAGATGGGGTCTTTACATAATAATAATCTGGACATTTATATTTAATGGATGTTCACCAGTACCTCCATCCAGTCAGGGGTATTGGATTGATGATGGGCCTTATCGTGGGACACTAAGAGCAAATAGAGATTATTCAAGACCATATTGGCAATGCGTAAACAATACATTAGATTGCAATGAATGAAAAAGATT